AGAAATTTCTAATAACCTATTATACGATTTTTTAATTATACTCATATGAGTTGTAGTTTGTAAGACATAAACGAATATTCGTCTATTGGCTGGGTTTGTTGTAGAATTTCTACAAATTTATCGAATCCTAAATCTGAAGGATCGTTTTGTGTTGTATCAACAATATAAACTTCTTTACCTTGCTTAAGTAAATATTCGCTATATTTTAAAGTTTTTTTAATTGCATCATTATCTAATGCCATATAAATCTTATCTACTTGAGAGGAGATAAGTTTTTTCATTAATGTATTATTAATTGATTTACCTAATAAAGGTATTGCATTTCTTTTAATAGCCATCATATCAAATGCTCCTTCACACAATATAATTGGAATATTCCAGTTAATATAGTATTCAAATGGTATAATATCTCTTGTAACAGTAGGATTTTTATATTTTAATGATGACCATTCTTCAAAGCTTCTTCCTATAAAATAATTTAAATTACCATCTTTATCATAAGAAGGAATAATTATTCTATTTTGAAATTTACCTGTAGTACAATATCCAATATTATATCTTTCAATATCTTTTTCAGTTATTCCTCTTTGTTTTAAATAAGATAAAGCTCGTCTTGATTGAAAAGAACTGTCAAATTTTCTAAACTCTTTAGGTAGCTCTATTTTACTTTCTATATCATTGTTAATCTTTGTTGTCCGTACCTTAACATACTTAGATAGTTCAATAACTTGTTCTTGGGAAACTTTTAATCTACGAAAGAGTTTCAAAAGAGATTTACCGCTAAAATCATCTCCACATACCCAACATTGGTAGCTCTGAAAATGTTTAGACTCTTGATCTAAGTTTACTTCTAGTTTATTCTTACGATGTTTACATTTAGGACACTTATAAGAATAGTTACCTCCAGATGTATTTCGTGATGAACCTAGTACTGAATTCAGTAGATTAACTAATAATTGATTTACTCTCATTTTCTCTTATAAAATCTTTTCGGTAGAATTTACCTAGAAGATTATCATTAAGATACGAACTTTCTTCCAGAACTTCAAACATCATTTGATATTTTAATTCATTATATGTTAATATTTTTTTTGTATAGCATGTTAAAAATATTTCTCTACGCAATTCGTCATATCTATTTTCCTTTCTTATTTGTTTTAAGAATGTATGAGAGCCTGTATATTTTAACCAGTCAGATTCTTTTTCAACTTTTCTCCATCTTTTTTGACCTTTTAATGGAGGTAGTTTTCTTGTAAAATGTAACTGCTTCTTTCCTATATATTTTTTTCCTGTTGGAAGATGTTCAATTTCATAAATAAAACCAAACGTTCCTTTAGGAAAATCATCTAAGGAGTTAATTTTTCCTTTTTGATAAATCCAAAACATTTTTAGTACATATCTAAATTAATAATAATATTTGTATCAACCACATTTGATTTAGGTAATGGTTGTGCTAATTTACCTACTGCTATTAAATCATAATTTTCATTATATAAACCTACTGTTGTAATATAGGGTGCAAAATAGGAACCTGTAATAAAATGATACGGTTCTCCACTACTACCTGATGTTGCACTTGGATTATTAGTAAAATTAAATTCACTTTCTCTTAATCTACAATTAAATTGGGTCTCGTATAGTGTCATACTACTACTAAATTCAATCTTTAAATCATCTTTAAGAACATATAATGATGGAAGAAGTGAGGTAGGACTAAATCCCGATCCTGAAGTAAATCTATTTAATGTATAGATTATTAATCCATGCTCATAAATTATATTACCAGCTTGTTTTCGACCTTCATTATCATTTGTAAATATATTTCCGTTTCCATCATCTGTACATATAAATGAAAAACCTCCTGTATTAACAGTTGTTTTAAATGATCCTGGTTTAATATATTCTCCATAAAGATTAGATGGAATAGATATAATACCTATACCTGCGGCTGGATGTTGATTTAATGTTCTTGATGCAGTAAGTGTATTAGATAAATAATTGTAGTAGTTAGTTGTTCTTCCTCCACCATTAATATTAAATTCTAAATTACCTGTTTCATTTAAAAATTGACCTATATCTTCTAAAGGTTGAGATGGATCATCCGAGCTTGTTATATAATAATCGTTTGGTATTATGGATGCAGTTGTAGCATTATCTCCAAAGGATTGATTATAATAGTTTGAATAATATAGTTGTCTTATTGAAGAATAAACTAATTCATTATATTGAGTTGAAATATAGCCTGCAGTAGCATCTGATTCTGGATTAAATACTGATTGTGTTGGTAGGGTACCAACATAGGTATCTATTCCAATATTAGATCCTGTAAAGTTATTAGAACCGGAAAATGAAAATGCTTTGTTAACTACAAATGGAGTAGTAACAGTATCTGCTGCATTTAATTGTTTAAAGACATTCATTCACTTTAGAAATCTAATTTAACTCTAATTAAAGCTTCTTTTGTAAAATCTTTTAAGAGTGGTCTAGATAATTTTGCTACCGCTAATAATTCATTAGAGTCGTTATACATACCTACAGTTGTAACAAATACTTGAGGTTGATTTATAAAGTTATTATAAATTAATTCACCAGTAGATCCTGATATAAATGATGGGTTTTCAGAATAATTATATTCACTATTTCTTAATCTTACAAATACAAAATCAGATGAAATTGTTTCTTGGGAGTTTAATTGAAAGCTACCTCCTATTTTAATTGCATCATATAATCTATCTTCATTTTCTCCTGATACATCGTTAGATCTAGAGGTATTAAAGTGAAGAGATTGGGATAGAGCATCAGGATTTAGTAGTATAGTACCAATATCAGGTAAGAATAATCCGTATGAGCCACTATTGTTAACAAAACCATTAGTTCCTACTGCACTACCATTTGAACCAGATACAATTTGAAATACTCTTGTTGATCCTAAAAAAGTATTTACAGCAGTATCTCTTGAGTTATCAGTAAGAAATATTTTTTCTAAACCATTAGAGGATGAAAGAACTAAATTAAAGGATCCAGGAAATAATGATTCTTTGTATCTAGCTCTATCAACAGATATTGCATAAAAATTTGAAGCTGAGATTTGATTAGTATTATCACCAAATACAAATTGAGAATTTTCATCTTCTAAAACTAAAGTTCTATATTGTCCAAAGTTACTTAAAGTGGGAGTTTTACCAGGAACTGCATCATTGAAATTTCTACTTCCGCTTCCTAAACTATCACAGTAAGCAATAGAAAATTGAGTAAAAGCAGTCGATGGACTTACTACAGGATCACTTTGAAAAATATCTAAATAGTAGTCTCCTGAGCTTCCAGCTCTTTGAATAGAAGAAGTGAAAAAAGTTGTTAGGATTGGATTGCCTGTTGACCATGCGGGTCCGGTAATAGAATCACTACTAATTACAATATCTTGTGTTTCGAATCTTTTAAAACTCATGTTATTTATTTATGTTTTTATGTTCTGGTAATAGTTAGTGGTATAGTTATTCTAGCTCCTGAATCTATTCCAACTACTGTTAATGTAGATCTAACCTGTGATCCTACAGCTGAGCCTGCTCCAAATAGAGTGTTAATAGTTGTTCCTCTTAAGTTAATTTGAGTACCAATAATTGTTGAGGATACATCAGTACCTAATGTTTGGTTTACTGTTGTATTTTGTCCGATAGAGGTAACAGACTGCTGGTTTTGAGTTTGAGCAGCTGGAGTATTAATACCTATACCAGTAAAGGTGGATAGAAGTCTAATATCTGCCACAGTGCAGGAGTAACCTGAGGTTTCATTAATAGATTGGTTTCCTAGGAAATTTAATGTCTGTGGAGTAATTGCAAGAGTTTGACCTTGTTGTAGAGTGATAGCCGAATAACCTAAATCAAGTACAGGAAGTTTAGCTGTTCCTCTTGGTAAAGTAGCTAATTTATATTTCATGATTTGAGTATCATTGGGGAATGCTTCTAAAAGAGGCATATTTTCTATAGCTTCTCCATAAAAAGTTGACCCAGATGGATGAGATGGATTATAGAGTGTATAATCGATTTCATCGTCTGCTACTGCAAATTGTGTAATTCTAAAAGAGCCATCGTTTCTTGCAAGTAATTGGCGACCTTTTTTTGTTAATATAGCATCAACAGTTATAACTTGATTATTTAGGTATCCCATTTTTTATTTTTTATTATTATAAATATATTGTTTTTATTTTATTAGCCTCCTGATGGTATTACGCCTTTTTCTACTAGATCAGCTAAGATTGTATTTATACTTTCTTCTAGTTCTTGATTAATAAATGTATTTTTTAAATATCCTTTAGTAGTTGAAAATGATGATGATGGAGGTATTAGATCAATTATTACTGATGAACCATCTTGGTTAAATCTTCTAATAAGAAAATTATTTAATTCAATATTAGTTGGAATTGGTGGATCTACTCTTACTAATATACTACCACTTAAAGTTGGTTCTTCACTTATGCGTCCATCTTCTATTACTGTAAATACTTGATTTTCTACTCCTTCGAATCTAAATTGGTCTCCTACTTGTATTGAAAATATTTCATTAGTTGGTTTAAATGTAGATGGGCTACCGTCTGATTGTGTTGGAGGTACATAAACTGCATTACCATAGAAAAAGGACATTGATACTGATGAGGTGAGATAGTTATCGATATTACTTCCAGTAGTCCAGAAGTCCTCAAGAGTGTTATTTAGGGTAGATACAGTAGATGCTTGTGGTCTAATTCTAAATCTAAATTGTTCAGGAAGAGTGGCCTTAAATGTTGTATAATTGTTACCAGAATTACCTTGCAATGCTATAATACGTGCTTGAAAAGTATCACCATCAAAGCAATCTATTGCAGGACTTTCAAATGGTACATGTCTTTGGAAGTTACCATTTACTAATGTAATTGGTAGAGGGATTTCTCTTGTATCAAATAGTTGACTTTTGGCGCTTAGTCCTATAACTCCTGTGGTAGATGGTGTAGTAAAGCTAAAATCTTGTGGATCAAACGAATATTGAACAGAATGAACTACTTCATTAGTTAATCCTAGTGTTGGACTAGTTCTTAATAATTGCAATGTAACTGCGTTAGGTACTATTTGTGTAATTCCTGGATCAGGATCTAAGGTAACAGTCATAGTACCTTCTAGATAGAATTTTATTGTATTACCTGTTACAGGTTGAAAGTTAAATTCAAAAGTATTATCTAGTGTATTGTATCCATTACTTGGATCAACTGATAATTGTTGGAATTGTATTGTTTGTGTACCAAAAAATATTTCACTTCCTGCGCTGCTACTTGCATCAGATGCTAGCAATCTGTAGTCAATACTTTCTTGGAATGGATTGGTAAAATATAATAAATCAGAAAAAGCTGATGCTATACTACCTGTATCTCTTATTGATAATATTTGATTGGTAGCTATTGGATCGATTCTTCTAGCTCCTCTAATTACTCTTGAAGAAGTATTAAATGCATCTAAATTAATACCAACTGCAGCGTTAGTTAATGAAGCATCATCTTGTTGAAGTGAATTCTGTAATGATACATCTACAATATTATTTGTTTCATACGTTCCTTCTACATTATAAAATGCAGGAGTTCCATTAAGTGGTTTAAAAGCTCTTCCTTCTTTATCAATAATATAATTAATTTTTACTTGAGTTGCATCTTCCATTTCAGGTGATGTACCAACTAATAAGTCAAAGTAGCTAAAGTTAGGTTTAGTACTCTCAAGAAGAGGAAGCTCTCCAAATGATACATCACCTCCCCAAGTTTCAGTTGTTATTCCATTAAGGAATTGGGTGCCAGGTGGTGAGTATCTATTTACATGTAGAGCTGTTAGTCTTACTCCATTGTATCTTGGCAATATTCTTGTAAGCTGTGTATAGTTTGAATCTGGTGTTTGTACTTTATTAGCTGTTCCATCTAGGCAAGCTAAAAAGTTGGTTGGAATTAGTCCACCTTGTGTATAATCAACATCTGAATATATACTATTTAAGTTGTTATCTGAGACATTATTATATAGTGGGAGAGCGTCAGCATTTCTTTCTAGCTGACTTAGGTTAGATATTCCTACTAAAGGTTCGGTGCTATCGACAACTATTGATGCAGCGTTATTTAAGGTTAGAGTATCTAAGCTGCCAGAAACAGTTAAATTATAATCAAATAATGAGCATGATATTTGACAAGCTCCATTTGCGCCTTGAGGGCCATTATCTAGAGTGCTTAACAATATTACATTACTAGTGATTCGTTCTGAAGTATATAGATTTTCTAAATAATCGGGTAATGATGGACCTCTATCGACTGGTCCAGGCAAATTAGCTGAAGCAGTTCTAAATGCATCAAAAGTTCCTATATCGGGAGTTAGAGATAATAAACTTCCTGAAATAGTTTGACCGGGAGCTAATCTAAATCCCATAGTAGGAGATATAGATATTATATCACCTTCACCTTGAGGTGTTCTTTCTGTCAATGTATGAACCATAAATACAGAGCTAGAGCAAGAAGAAGCTATAGGGTTTGTTGGAGATATTGTATTGGTTATACTTAATGATCCATTACCAAACGAAGATGTAATTTGAATATTTTGATTACTTAAGAAAGGTGAAATATATCCTACTTGTGGATTTGCTCCCATTAAGCTATCATTATTGGTCCAAGTAGGAGATATTTTAAAATCTGCATTAACATTATTAAGACCTAAATTTGTATTATTCTGAAATCCTGGAGTAATAATATTACTTGCACCAAATAAAGCATTACCAAATTGATTAAAATCTATATTATATTTGTTATCAAATGGTGTAGTAGCTGAACCTGTTGCAAAAAAGTTTACTGTGCGAGTATTATCCTGTATTGTTGGAATAGTAGGAATAAAGGGTTGATTTACCTGATAATTTTGATATTGAAATCCACTAAATTGAGCATCTGTATTTGCAGGAAACGCTAATCCGGTCGAAGGGTCTCTAAGGTTAAATCTAGTTTTATCTTCTACAACTGAAGTTATATCAACACTTTGACTGGTAGTGGTTATATTAAAGCGTTGAAAAGCATTTAGAGATAAAGAAGATCTCCATAATAAAATATTACTATCTCCAGGACGATTAGTTTCTTTTAAAAATGTAGAGAGTGGAGTAACGGATGATACAAAAACATATCTATTTAATCTAAAATCTTCTACTGCTAATTCATTAGCAAAATCAAATGCTAGTTCTCCTAAATTTAATGATTGAGTTGTAACTACAATAGATGATCCACTAAATTCTCCATTATAAAACTCATCCTGGTTGCTTATTAAAGATTGAATACTACCTGATAAGTAAGTAACACTTTCAGAAAACGATTGAGTTATTCCGAATCTATTTGTAGGACCGCTTCCAGAAGGACCATATGGATGCAAATCTATATTATTAAATCTATCAAAAGATCCACCAGTTCCTCCGCTAAATACTTGTATAGGTGAACCAGTTATAAAGCCTCTTATTTGTGATTTAATACTACCTGTTATTGTAATATCCTCGAAAATCAACTCACTATTATTTCCTACCTGAGTAGCTTCGTTAATAGTGGATCCTGTATTAGGTGTTATAGCTACAGTTGTAAATTTATTTACTCTAGGTTGCGGGTATTTATTTCTTTCTAATAAATGTTGTTTAATTATAATACCGGTTGCTGTAGAATTTCTAAGAGGAACAAAATCTTTAATCATTTTAAATAATGAATTATCAAAGTATTTTATTAGTCTTATAAAATCATTTAGATTATAATTCTTTATATATTTTTCAAAATATTCATCTCTTAGATTATTTAAATCTTCATAGTAATCTAATGAAGATGATCTTTGTCTAGGATCTCCAATATATTCTCCAATATTTAACTGACCGAGTTGTGCAATAATATCATCATTTACTTGGTTGGAAGGAGAAAAGCCTACCTCGATATAGTTTGTATGATCAGTAAATGATTGAGATGCTTCGTTATTTTGTTGAAGAGGTCGATAATAAGTTAAAGTATCTCCTTCAGGAAATTCTAAATTTTCAACTCTAATCTTATCATTAATTCTATTTTTAATACCGGCAATAGGTTGATTTAAAAATTGAAACTCTCTATTTCCTTGATAAAGTCCAGCTACACTGTAAGTATTTCTAGGGTTTCCTCGGGAGACAAAAGAAGATGTTGGTGTAAATGATCCTGTTATTTTTGGGTGTATAGAGAGATAATCAAATGATGTAGCAGATCCTGTAAGTGACCAGTCTTCTCCTTCTCTTGTTCTAAATGCTAATGTTTCTACCGGTGAGAGGGATCCTGTTAAATAACCTGTCTCAATTGATAGCGGATTCATAATATGATTATTAAATGCACTTTCTGATAAAAGGTTTGTCCAGTATCTTATTTCTTGTAGTGATCCGGAAAATTTTATTGAGCCACTTCTTCCAGTTCCAAAAAATCTATTAGTTCCTCCTTGTCCTGAATTCATTAAGGAAGCATTTCGATATCCTGATGTATCGTTATATGCAGGGACTGTTATAGATGTACTACCTGTAAAACCTAACTTAGTTCCATCGTTACCTATATAAATTTTATTACCAGTGTTTAGGTTAAATGTATTAGAACCGCTATCGTATTGTAGCATTACATTCCACCAATCTTTATTGTAAAAGGGTAGGTTGATTGAGGAGGAGTAGTATTGGGTTGATCCACTTACGTATAATGTTAAGTCAGCATACTGGTTGTTGGAATCAAAGGTGCTTCCTGAGTAGGAGCTTGTTACTGATCCGGATCCAAAATATTCTAAGGTAATTGCTAGTGATGAGGAAATATTAAAGTTGGGAATTGCATCATCTTTTAATATAAAGAGCTCCTCTCTTATTGGTGTGTTAGTTAGATTCGTACAGTTAGGTAAAGTGTCAGGATTAGTTCTTGATTTAAATCTAAATTCAACAGTTCTTGGTACAATTGGATCTACATCCCATTTTGGATTAAGTCCATTAGATCCTCCTGGATTAGCAAAAACTGTGGTTATATGATTTCCACTACCTGTTGCTATTAATTCTTTATTATAGATTCTTCTATAAAAATCCCAATCATTTTCTCTTACCTTATCTTTACCACCGAATTCATTAATTTGTAGAATTGAGTCTGGTACTCCGAAACAATTAATTAAAGCTTGAAGACCTGTTTTAGTTCCTTTAGATTTTAATAAGAAAGGTGAATTGTGATATATTCTTTTATAAATTCTTTTATTAATATCATCAATAGGAATAATATCATTAGAGGCTGAAATTGGAGCAAATAATGCTTCTTCTCCAAGACCTGGACCGTATAAACTCCCTCCCCAAGTACCTAAGCCATAAATTAGTACATCGTTTGCATTAAAATCACCAGAGAAACCGAAAAATGATTTTACTAAATCCGAATTAGAAAAATTATTTTGATATAATTTTATACCAAACTCTTTTATAGCATCTGATACTAGATCTCTTGATATTCCAAAATTAATTCTATTATCACCATTAAATTTGTTTGTTATATCTTTTGTATATATCCAAATATTATCAAAATGTTGACCTATCATTGAAACAAACGTTTCATATGGTGCATTTTGTGAATCATCTCTTAAATACGATGGTATGGAATTTAAAAGATAATTTCTATTATTTTCATCATAATTTGATGCAGATAATAGTTGACCTCCATAGTATATGGAGTTAGTATCAAGGGATCCAAGCCATGTTAAACCTTCTGAGCTTCCGGTTGAGGCAAGAGTAAAGGGATAGTTTGTATTAGTTTTAGGCCATGATTTAGATCCACTTTCATAATATAAAAATTTATCATATCCATCAAAGTTTTGTAGTATTTCGTTTATTCTAGATTGAAATAAATTTACTGAACCACTATTATTATCTATTCCGGTGAGGCTGCTTAATTCGGATTCGTATTCCTCTAATAAAGATATTTTATAATAAAAATTTTGTAATCTTATAGTTGGTGATGAAAAATTTATAAATTCTTTATAATTGTTATAATCAACATTAATATTTAAATCTGATTCTGAAAGAAGAGTATTTATTTGATTTAAAAAGAATGATGATGTGGGAAGTAGTTCGGTTTTCGTAAAAAAAGGTGTAGAGGAGTTTACTTCATCGCCGAGTGTAATATTAATATTAGGACCTGATAAAAATTCTACACTTTCATCTATAGTTGGTTCAATTAAATATTCTCCATCATATACAAGTGTATCAGCTATTTTCTGAACTATCCATAAATTCTGGAGCCTTTCAATACTATCTGGTAAGGGTTCATATAGCTTAATAAAAATAAGTGGATTATTATCATTACTATCATCTATTTGAATGTTTGTACCTAGTAGCAGTGTGTTATCGCCTAAATTTAGATAAAAATCTCTAAAATCAGGAGCAGACTCTCTATAATTTATATAATCGAGAGTGTTATTTGTGAAATTAGTATTGTTTGTAAAGGAGCCTTTTAGTATTAGTTCGGTTCTATCTGATGATATACTATCAATAAATAATTGATTTGTATCATCGGTTCCACAAAGGTTATTAAAGAAGTTATATACTAATGTAAAATTTTGAAAAGAGAGGAGCATATCCATCTCTTCTATATCTTTTCTAGGGTTTATTTCAATACTACTAATGGTACTATCATTACTAAGTATATTATAATTTAAATATTGATAGTCTGAATTAAATGGTGATATCCCTTGCTTATCGTATATATGAAATTCAAATCTAGTTGTACCTCTTAAGATTTCAGATATTGTATTTGTATTAACAAGTGATATCTGATTAGAGTTGTATTCAGGTCCGTTATATTCAGGAGAATTTCCTGCTCTTTGTGATATAATTAATTTATTAGGCATTTCTTGATATAGAACTTGTATTTAATATTTCTAATTGTCGAGATGTTTTTAGTTGCTCTTCTAAGAGTTCTTCTCTTAGTTCAGTTATCTCTCGCTGTAGAGCTTCAATAGTTTCGTTTTCAAAAACATAGTCAATATAATCTGTACTTCTAATAATTATTGATTCATGTGAATTTTCCCCTCTTTGTGGTATTTCATAAAAAAGACTGTTATACATATTAAAAAAATCACTTACTGTATTAACTTGTTCAGCTTCTTCATTGATATCTCTTTGATTAAACTCAGTAAATTCAGTATTAATAATATTATTAAACTGAAATTTATTATAAGTTTTTAAATTAAAATTAACTTTGTTTTTCATTATTGTTTAACTTTAAAAAGAAGATCATTATCAATAATTTCAGTAATATTATTATGAGTTGTTTTAACAAGTATTTTGTAATATCTTTCAGGTTCGAGACCATTCATATATACTTTAAAAAAGTTTTCATTGATATCTCTAGATATTTTTGTATATGTATCGTCAAAGTTAATTATAAATTCATTTGTATCTACATCCTTAATTGCATATGAAGAGTTAATAGGAAGATAAAAATTAGTAATAAAATTTGATGATGTTTGATAGGTTCTTATAGGATATTTAGGTCTAACTCCTACTCTAAACTTAGTTTCTGAGTTTTGATCATATTCAGTTTTAGATTCTCTTAAAGATACGTGAAAATTATTTGTACTTCCTGTTATATTGGTTGTGTTGGATCCTGATGATTGATCAATAAAATCATCCCATCTAAATAATAATTCAGGTGGATATATAGTGTTTGTATCTGTGCTAAAGTACTTACTTGTAGGGTTGATTGAGCTACCTGTAGTGAATTCTTTATTATCTTCTAATTTTACTAAAAAACCATTATTAGGTATATCTGTGGACGATCCTATAGAATTAGAGCTGCTATACCATGCTAATCCAATATCGGTTACATCTACATTTATATCTTTAGTTGATCTTAAACTAAAGGATTGTGTAACTTCGATTTGTTTACCATCTGAGGATCCGGTAAACCAAACACCACCTCCCTGTTCTGTAAATAATGAATTAAAAGATTGTGTAGTATATGGATTAGAAGAAAAATTCCATTGAAGGTTATTTTCCGCATCTCTAAATTTCCAAGATACTCCATTCGTTGATTCAGGACTATCAGAAAATTTTCCTGTACCGTTATCCCAAGATCCTGAAACAGGGTATATTTCTAATTTAGTATCTAAATTATATCCTTGACCAAATGCAATATAATTTTTAAATAAAAAATTAATAGAAGAAGTAGCATTATTAGTTGATATAAAATTATTTATATCATCCTGATCAAATTTTACTAAAAATCTTGCTACTTGAGGGTCAACCGTTTCGTTGTTTTTATTATATACCTCTAGCATCTCATCAATACCAGCGTTCCTGCTTACATAATAAGAATATAAAGTACTATCTTTTGTTGGAAAAAATTTATAAACGCCCACGTTTTTATTATAAATATCATAAACAAAAAAAGCGAGTCTTAACTCGCCTTTATTGAATAATAGATAATAAATATCTATTTAAGTATCTGCCATCTCCTTCGATTGGCGTGCACTCTCATTCTGCATAATACACTATTTAGTGGTTAAAAAAAATATTTTAATAATCTACCAAGCTTCTCATATCAGTCATAATATCATCAAATTTTTCAATATATTGACTAATGCTATCATAATGCTTTCCTTCTTGAACTGATTTTCTATGTACAATAGATCTTAATGCATTATTAAAGGTAGTAGGATAGGAGTGAACTTTTACTACAGTTCGATCTTCTCCGTTTGATAGGTGATGGTCTGATGACGTTGTAGTTTCTTCACATACTAAGTATTCTCCACTATTACCTTTAACAATAAAAAATGGTTCAATTTTAGGATCAAAAATAGATGTTTGACCTTCACAAAATTCTTCTCTTGTATTATATCTAATCATTTTTCAAAAACTTATTTTTATTAATTGCTTTTAATTTCTGCTTACGACGCTTAGTTGTCGGTTTTATATACTCTTTACGTTCTATTAGCTCTCTATCTAATTTAGTTCGAGACCTTTTGTATTTATACTGACGTAAAGCTTTTTCGATATCTCTATCTTTTACTCTAACAATAATCATTTAAAAACTTTATACTTTAATATACGAACTATAATTAAACTTTCCAACTATTTTTTCTTTTTCTTTTTATAACCTTTATGCCAATGCTCTGTCATAGTAACTATTTTAAGCTCACTAATGGGAATATCTTCTACTACTTTTCCATTTTTAAATTTTACATCATAGTGAGTAACTACATGTTTACTTCCCTCTTTAACTAAGGTGTGTTTTTCTGGAATAGTTGTTCCTTCTCCAAACTTTTTATGTACTACCTTAGCTGCACAGTCGTGCTTATAACCAGGAGCGGCTTCTTTAAGCATAGATTTTATCTCCTCTCTTATTATATCTTTAATTAGCTTCATATTCATAATTATAAATATTACTTACGATGTCTATGTAGGGACTGTGTATGAATATATCCAGGTTCCCATCTAATATCACATCTATTATCAGGTTCTACCTCTAGATTAGTATTATACATAAAGAGTGGTCCAATATATTCCTGAAATTGTGTGGTATGGGATTGATACATTTCAGTAGACTGTTTTATTCTTCTAGGACCATCCCAGCTTCTAAACATTCTACAAGTAGTTCTATACCACCTTCCTTCTTTATTTTGAACTTCAGTTACCCAACATTCATTAAAGTCATAAATTAACTTTCCAGTATCTCCTCTTTTTTCACTCATTATCCTACCTTTATTTTTAAAATTATTGCTGATTCAGGAATTCCAGGAATCTTTTTCATAGATAAAATTTGATCTATATTTTTATTTTTCCAGGTTTTAGTCTTAGTCCTAGCATTCTTTCTATTAGATGTTTTAAATAAAATAGAAATAGGTAAATTACCGTAAGAGTTTGTTTTTGCCATAACCTTTATTATTAATATTTATTAATATACGAAAGATAATTCAATTTATCAACTTGTTTATTATATTTATTTTTCGTATCTTTATTGTAATATTATGGATTTAAATAAATTTTTTAATGGTTTTAAAAATCAGGATACTGGATCCTTTGAAGAAATAGTAGAAGAGGAAAAAGTAGAATTATTTAAAGAAGATACTCCTGTATTTAGAATTGGTATGTTTGTAAGGTTATCTGAGTATAAAATAATTCATTCTCTTAAAGATATAAAAGAAAGAGATTCCTCTAATGAAGATGTATTATTTATGTTACCAACAATGGATATTACTGATACGAATAAGGGAGAGTTTGATGCTGTTTTTAATATGCTAAGATTTAAGCATATTGCTAGTTTAGATCTTAATAATGAAATGGTAATTGATAGTATCTTATTGTGGTCTGAGAAGAATTTAGAAGCTTACATTTTAGACTGTTTAGACTACTATGAATCAGTAGAAGAGTATGAAAAGTGTAGTTTTTTAAAAAAAATACAAGAAATTATACAAAATAGTTGATTTTCTGTAAAATTTTTATTATCTTCAAAATTATATTATGATTATAATTAAAATAATATTTAAAATAATTAAAAAAATATATTATATTATTAATAAAATAATTAAATTTAATAATAAGATATATGATGAGAAGATAAAAGCAATGGAATATTGCGGAAGATTATTCTTTTGATTATTTATTATAATGCCAATACTAGCCCAGACATATACACCTAGACAGTTAAATGATGGAATAGTGGTAACTTCATTTCCACCCATAGGAACTCTTCTTATGGAGTTTAATAATGAAGATATAACAGGATACTTTACTATTGAATCTATAACTGGAATTAATGAATTTGGTAGAATACCTGAAGAAACAAAAGATTATGCTGCAGGAACCTACAGTTCATTAGTACGTTTAGATGAGATTGGTATAATTGAGAATCCTTTTAAATTTAGTGTATGTTATCCTCCAGGAACAAGCTCAATGCAATATCTTGCTAATATTGTAGATGTATCAGGTCAGTGCCGTTTAAGAGGAACAGGAAATTGTACTTTAAAAATTTATAGAAATCCATAATAAGTTGTTTTATTGAAATTTATTTCGTATATTAAGAAAAATATACTTAATGAATCTTACACCTGAACAATTACAATCTAATTACAATAAATTTATTGATAATATTAAAAATTATATTACTGGAGATAGACAACAGCAATTAATTAATTTTTATCAAGAACGAGAAGAGGATTTAGTTTTATATCCAGCCTCTCATAAAGACTCTTTCCATAATGCATTCCCAGGAGGTTATGTAGATCATGTTAATAGAGTTGTAGAATGCGCTCTTAAGTTAAATAAAATTTGGCAAGAGATGGGTTGTCGTACAGAAGATTATACTGAAGAAGAATTAGTATTCTCTGCTATTAATCACGATTTAGGTAAGATTGGAGATAAAGAAAACTTAATGTACCTTCAACAAACTGATCAATGGAGACGTAAAAATTTAGGAGAGCATTACAAACACAATGCAGAGGTTGACTTTATGTCTATTCCAGACCGTTCATTATTCTTATTACAGGATTATAATATTAAAGTAACTCAAAATGAGTATGTTTGTATTCAAACTCACGACGGTCTTTATGATGATGCAAATAAAAAATATTATATTAGTTTCTTACCAGATTCTAAATTTAAAAGCTCTCTTCCTATTATTATTCATCATGCAGATATGATGGCTGCTAGAATAGAATTCGAACAATTTTATTATAATAAAGAAAAGCAACCTAAACAAGAAAAGAAACCATTTAACTTAAATGTTAAAAAGCAATCAATACAGAATAAAGCTATTTCAGAGACAGCTAAAAAATCAACTGACTCTAACCTTTTAAATATTTTAAACGATTTATAATGTGGTGGATAATAATTTCAATATTATCAGCTATAATATTAGTTTGTAGTTATATTATTTATAATTTACATAGAAAACTTGTAATAGCTGAAACAGTAACATCTTCTTATTTTAATTACCTAGATAGGGTTTCTAAAGTATTAGATTTTGTTAATAGTAAAGTGGAAGAATTAGATAATACTGATTCTTTTAAGTCTGATGATGAAATAGGTTTCTTTTTTAACGAAATAAAAAAGCTTAATAGCTTATTATCAGATTTTACTATAACAAAATAATGGGAAGAAAAAAATCAAACAAAAATTACTTTACCTTAGAAACAGAAGCTAGAATTATTGAGTATAATAATACTAAAGATGATGAATTAAGAAGTAAAATTTATAAAGAACATATTCATTATCCATTTTTTAAACTTACTCAGAATATTATACATAGATACAAGTTTTACAATACTGAAGTAGATAATATAGAGCATCTACAGCATGAGGTAATTACATTTTTATTATCTAAAATTCACTTATTTGATGAATCAAAAGGTAGTAAAGCATATTCTTATTTTGGTACAATTACTAAGAATTATTTAATACAATATAATCGAAAAAATTATAATAAAAAAATCTCTCATATAGATACAACTATTTTAAACTCTAATAAAGATCACTCATATAATATGGATGATGAGCAGTTGGATTTATATGACTATATGGATGCATATACAGATTTTTGTTCCGATAATTTATACAAGTTATTTGAAGATGAATATCAAATAAGAATAGCGGATGCAGTACTAGAAATATTTAGGAAAAGGGGCTATATTCAAAACTTTAATAAAAAAGCATTGTACATTTTTGTAAAAGAAATAATTGATGTACCTACTAC